CTCCAGGAAACCCGGGGCGGTTCAGTTCAGCTGTAAACAATGCTACAGCATCATCAAACTCAGCCAATTCTATGAGTGCGCTTGCTCAACAGTTCAGAGCAGAAAAACCAACGACAGGTTTGTTCGGTAACGCACAGAACATGTTCGCAAAACTTACCGGAAGCGATACAACATTGCGTGATTTGCGCATTCGCCAAAATGCCCTTGTTAACAGTCAGGTTCTTAAATTCCTACCTCCCGGCCCAGCAACGGATAAAGACGTTGAGATCGTTCGACAGGGTGCGCCAACTGACATGGATAACCCTGAGACGGTCGCAAGATGGCTTGATGCAATGGCAAACCTTGAGCGACGAAACGCGCAGTTTAATGAGTTTAAAGCCGAGTGGATGAGCGCGAATGGCAACCCTGGACAATCGCGTAATGGCGGTCAGATATTGGGGTTGGATGTTAAAAAAGGTGAATCATTGGGGAGTGCCGTTAAGCGGTATATGTCAATGAATACTGACGCAGCGCCAGCACAAGATTCGACACCTTCAGGAGAACCACGGAATCAGGTTGGATCATATACATCAAAATCAGGCATTCAATTTACGGTGGAATGATGAAAGTAACTGCAAACGGTAAGACATTTACCTTTCCTGATGGTACGAGCACCGAAGATATTGGCACCGCCATTGATGAGTATTTTGCTGGTCAGGCTGTTCAGCAACAAACAGTTAATCAGGCCAATAATGCACCAACACGGGAAGAACCATCATTAATGCAACAAGCTGGCGATTGGCTCACTGGTGGTCAAAGTGCAGGGCAAATTGCAGAACAGGCTGGTCGTGGTCTGGTAAACATACCATTTGACGTATTGCAGGGTGGCGCAAGTCTGATTAATGCAATCAGTCAGGGGCTTGGTGGGCCAAAAGTATTGGATGATGTCTATCGTCCAGTCGATCGACCGACAGACCCTTATGCGCAAGCTGGAGAAACAATTGGCGGGTATTTAGTTCCAGGAGTTGGAACGGCAGGAAGCATGGCTATTGGATCACTGGCAGAGGCCGCAAATCAGAAAGGCGATTTCGCACAAAATGCAGCTAAAAATGCCGGAGTTAACCTTGCCGCTCAGGGTGTTCTTTCCGCAGCAGCAAAGGGAATAGGGCGTGGAATAACGGCTATAAAAGGTGATATTGCGCCAGAAGTGGCGAAGAAAATTGCCACATCAGAATCGATGGGCGTGACACCAATGACATCTGATATTATCCCGCCGAAAAATGCTTTCACTCGTGGCCTTACTCAGGATGCCGAGGGTGCTTTGCTCGGGACAGGCTCAAAGCGAGCGGAGCAATATGCAACGCGTAGTAAACTGGTAAGCAATTATTTTGACCGTTTTGGTGAGTACAACCCTGATGATGTGGTGAAATCTCTTACCACCACGTTAAGGGGGCGGAAGGATGCCGCTGGCGCTGTTATCAATGACGTCACCAATAAAATGGGTAATGCCGCAGTTGATACCACAAATACCATGAATGCTCTGAATACAGCGATCGCAAGACAGGAACGGCTTGGGACGTCTGCCAATCAAAGCCTGCTTACATCCTTGCGTAACCTACGTGAAGAATTAGCAAACCCTGCAACTGATTTGGATGTTACGTTTGATCTCTTGCGTCAGCACAGAACAGCATTTAGATCTAATGTTCAGGGAGATGCTATGGTCTTCCCCAACCAGGCAAAAGCAGCTACCAATATGGTAGAGAATGCAATGTCAAAAGACCTTCGTAACGCAGTTGCTAAAAACCTCGGTGCATCAGACGCAGCAAAATACCTTAAAGCAAATTCCGATTATGCAAACGTTTATAATAAGGTGCTTAATAAAAACATTGCCAACAAGCTCAACAAGGCAAGCAGTGAAGCCAGTCCTGAACTTATAAATACCGTTGTATTAAGCAGAAAACCATCTGACGTGAAACGAATCTGGAGCGCACTGGATGATAAGGGGAAAGATGCTATGCGTGCAGCTTACGTCAGCAAAATAGCGGAAAAGGCCGGTGACTCTCCAGCCAAGTTCATCACTGAAGTTAATAAGCTGAAATCTCAGTCAGGTGGTGAAATTTACAACACTATTTTTTCTGGAAAGCACATGAAAGAGCTTGATGCTCTTCATGAAGTTCTACAGCAAACAGCAAGGTCAGACACCGCAAATGTAGTAACTCAGACGGGGCAATCGCAAGCCAACAGGATAAGGACGATTGGCGCAACTGCGACTCTTGGTGTATCAATGGGGCTTGAGGCTGGTTTTGGTGCAATGATGCGTTTGTATGAGTCCAAAGCTGCAAGGAATATGCTTCTTCGTTTGGCAAACACCAAAGCAGGAACGCCAGCTTATGAAAGAGCGTTAAATAATGCTGCAAATGCGATACGCCCTATACTTTCAAGCCAAATTACAGCAGAACAATAGATAAATAATTAAATAAGCACATAACTACTGACAGATAACCAACGCAACTACCCAGCTTCGGCTGGGTTTTTTTATGCCCAAAATTCACCGTGGCCACGCTGCGGCGATTCATTGTATCTGGAGCAAATTAAATGACAGACATTACAGCCAATGTGATCGTATCGATGCCTTCGCAACTCTTCACTATGGCTCGTTCTTTTAAAGCCGTAGCCAATGGAAAAATTTATATCGGTAAAATTGACACTGACCCGGTAAATCCTGAAAACCAGATTCAGGTTTATGTGGAGAACGAAGACGGCTCTCACGTTCCTGTTTCGCAACCAATCATCATTAACGCTGCTGGATATCCGGTATATAACGGACAGATTGCTAAGTTCGTAACTGTGCAAGGCCATTCTATGGCTGTTTATGATGCGTATGGTTCGCAGCAGTTCTATTTTCCCAATGTGCTGAAGTATGATCCAGATCAGTTTAGCCAGCGAATGGAGAATGTTCCTGACATCCATACCTTAATGAGCGAGCCTGCTGGAAATCACACATTAAATGTAATTGGATACGTACCAGGAACCAACTTTGGCGGCGGGCAGTTTTACTGGGATGCCAGCATGCCTAAATCTCAGCACAACGGTATCACCATATTTAGCCCCACAGTTCCGTGGGATGGTTCGTATGCTGAGCTCGCTGCTTTCCTTGCGGGAACTGGTGAGAGTGATGGTGGTGGCTCTGGTTGCTGGATCCGTTCGAATTGTGTGCTCGATGGCATACATACAGTTTGGGCTGGACATGATATTAACGGAGTGCATGATTCAACGGAATCGGTTAACGCTTGTATATCAAAATTTGGTGGTGTTAGAGCAATACGTTTTAGCGCCGGTGAGATAAAGTTTAATTACCAAATCAGCCAGCAATATCATGACTCTGCAGGTGTTATACGTAAAACAGCAATTGTAATTAATGGTAAAAATAATTTATTTGTTTACGCAGATAATGATGTAAATATAAATACAGATGGAAATGGTGAGGCTGAGCGTGTTTGCTTTGGTTTATTCAACTGCAAAAACTTTAAATTTAATGGTATAAAGTTAAACCAGTCATGCACAAATTTTTCAACTGGACCTTCAGATACCACGTTTACCCCTCAAGAGAATTGGTTTGGTTTCGCACTTGAGGGGAGTAGTGGATCTATTAATGATATTGACGTATTGGCTGCAAGAATCTTTGTAATGGCAGATGCTGATGGTGACGGTGCTATACCAAATGAGGATATAACTCTTAGCAATGTAAGGACTGATTTGGTAACAAATTATACATTTTTCACTAAAAATCTTAATGGAATTGCTAAGATGATTGACTGCCAAACGTACAGAACAGGCAGAAAATGGCATACTTTTGGTGAAGATTTTGCGTGCTCAGCAAGAACAAAATATTTAATTGCAGAAAGAAATCACTTTATAAGCCCTATAAGTATTCAGTCTAGGATTACTCCTTGGGGGGTGACTGGTGGTGCAGTTATATCGAATAACATCAAAACAGGACAAGGAATATTCGTTGAGATAGGAGGTGAATCTAACGGTGTTGCAGCGCAGAATGTTGTTATTGATAGCAATATAAGCATTGGGGATCAGAACGAGGATGGCACATTTTCATCTCATATTCTAATTATCTGGAATGGTAGTAATGACTACTCAACATCATTCAATGGAATTAAAATAACAAAAAATACATTTAAAGGCGGTGGTTATGCCATAAATGATTATGCTGAAACTCAGATGTCTGCATATTGTTATGGACTTGTTATTGAAAACAACCAGTTTGATAGAACTGATGCCGTAAAAGTAACAATGCCCACATGGAGAAAATCTATATACCGAGGGAATAAGTCATATTTTGTTCATGGCAATACAGGTTGTGAAATTGGTGGTTATGCTCCAATTATTTCTGACAACGACTTTGATTCTACATATCTAGTATCAACTTCGGGTGTGCGTATCGATGAACCAGTTATTGAAAATAATGAGTTTAGTAACACTTTAAACTCACCAGTAAATCAACTTATTGACTGGCCTAGCTTTGCTGGAATGATATATAGAGGAAACAGATACACGTTTTTAATTAAGAAATTTAGAGATAACGCAGATATGGTTTCCTGTGGTTGGCGTTTTGCCGATGTGTCTGCTGGAATAGACACTGCTCCTACTACAACATACCCTGGGAAAGTGCTGATAAATATAGGCGATATGATTCACAATGCAGGTACTCCTGCATCAGGAACAAACTGGGCATGGTATGGTCTTGGTAATGGCACTTATGGAAATCTGAACATAGCGTAAAAAAAAGGCCTCAAAAGAGGCCTTAATATTATGATCCTAAATCAACCCGTCTTTGCATAGAGTTTATGTTGTAAATCCCAAATTCAATTGATTTCAAATCTCCTAAATTAATAGGTTCTTTCCATTGTGTGCTAACACATGTTTTCTCATTTTTATGTATTGAATAAGGAACGAAAAAATTTTTATTAATAACAGAACCATCTTTGTTGTGAATAAGTAGATAGTACCACTCGTTTCTTTTAAGAGTAGGGTATGCTGCATTTGAAATGCAAGCATAGAAATACTTATCGCCGTAATGAGCATTACTTACCATTTTACTCTTAAATGTATACGGTATCATCTTATTATTCACTTCGTCATATAATGTGTTCTCAAAAGATATTACCGTAGTTGAATTAATATTATATATTGAAAAAATATTGTTTGAGAATATTGGTTTTGATTTTTTAATTGCATCTCTGTATTTGCTTTGCTCTTGAATATCAGGATATTCAATATTGTCAAGACCCTCATGCATAAGTACGAATCGACCGCCGTCATAACCATTGATAAAGTGCTGCGGTGACAATATGTTAATCAATGGATATGATAATGAGTTGATGTATGATAATGGAGATTGACGAAGTTGACCAAGAATAACAACTTTATGATTGATTGAGAGGTAACTGCTATCAATTATGTTTATAATTCTCTGAGACGTTGCTTTTTGAAACTCAACGTCAGATCTAACCGCATTGCTTGTTGCGTTAATCATGCCAAATAGATAAAAAATGAAAATAAATTGCACAGCAATAGTTATCTTCTTATTCCCATTCAACATAACTGGTATGAAGCATATGAAGAAAAGGCATGCGCCAACACCAATATAAATTCTTGGATAGAAAATTGGCTTCTCACCAAATATCGCTATACCAGGAACTGCAATAGATAAAGCAACCAATGCCAGAATAAAACCAATTATAGGATATGGTTTCTTGTTGGTTATAGAGTGCTTTACAATACAAAAAATGGAGTAACATATTATTGGAGTTACAGCTATTAAGAATCCAGAATTCAACATCAATATTATGTTATGCATAGAAGATGATATGTTTTCCATTAACCGCGATATACCATCTGCACTTAGTGATATAGGTTTGTTAAATTCTTTGAAATAGTCGTTAATTACAAAAAATCCAAGTATGATTTTTGAGTAAATAACATAAGCTACAGCTAGTTGCATTATTCTAATGAGGCAGTTTTTAATGGTTTTTTTTGCATCATGAAAACAACTATTTATAAATAGCTCTATACCAGCAAAAGCAATAAAAATACTAACTGCTGCCTGATAAAGACCAAATGAAAAAATAACAGCCAAAGTGCCGAGAGCTATATTTATTTTTTTATCTAAAGTAACTACGTATGGAACAATGCAGGCCGATATAGCAAGCATCATAAATGCAGAGTCATATCTAAATAATAAATTAGATATAAATAATGGTGACATTATAATCGTTGTGTAGGCAAAACAGTAAGTGTATGAATTAATCTTACCATAGAAACTACCAAGCTTGCTCCCGATATATGCAAAAATAAAAATTGATACTATAAGTGCAAGTGGAAACGTATCAGGCATCATTTGACCAAAGGTCAGTATTTGATAAAAGGTATTAGCAAAAGGTCTTCCATCTGAACTCCATGAGCTATAGCCTAAATAGGCTCGGAAAAGATCATCATAATAATATGATGTGCCAAGAATAATTGGCAAGCAATATACTATAGCTAATGCTGATATTATAATTAAATTACTTTTTTTCACAGTCATTTTCCTTTAAAAGATACCTTGGTCTGTTTTTTGACTCAATATATATTCTTCCTATGTATTCTCCAAGCACACCGATCCCTATAAGCTGCACACCACCTAAAAATAGTATAGACACAATAATTGATGGATACCCAGGAACATCATTTCCAAATATCAGCTTATCTAAAATCATCCATGCACCATAAATGAATGCCAAACCGGCAACAAAAAGACCGATGTAAGTCCACATACGCAGAGGAAATGTAGAGAAGCTAGTGATACCCTCCAGAGCCAGATTCCATAATTTCCACCCATTAAATTTAGTTGTTCCTGCAACGCGCTCAGCGCGAGCATATTCAACAACATCTGTACGACCACCAACCCAGCTTAATACTCCTTTCATGAACAGGTTGCGTTCTGGTAATAATTTAATGTTTTCCACAACTCCTCGAGACATTAGTCGGAAATCTCCGACGTTCTCCTCAATTTTTGGGTTGCTTATTTTGTTGTGAAGTTTATAGAACCACTCAGCAGTCTTGCGCTTCAGTCTTCCATCTGTAGAACGGTCAGAGCGCTTAGCAAGTACCATATCAGCACCTGCCTGCCACTTTTCAATAAGATGAGGAATAACCTCAATCGGGTCTTGCAGGTCAACATCAATTGGAATCACGGCATCGCCAGTTGCATGGTCTAACCCTGCAAACAATGCTGGTTCTTTACCAAAGTTGCGTGTAAATGACAGCGGAACAACTAGAGGATCTGAAACAGCCAGAGCATTAATAATTGACTCCGTAGCGTCTTTGCTGCCGTCATTTATGAAAACAATTTCCACTTCATATGACTTCAATTCTTCGAATTCACGTACCGTTTTATAGAAAATTGGTATCGCTTCTTCTTCATTGAAGACAGGAACGACCAGAGATATCTTCATTTCGCATCCCTAAAGACAATTAACTTTGAATAGACGAAACCGCACACCAGGCTGATGGCGGAGAAAGTGATAAGGGTTACCATCGGGGGAAGTGCGCATCTATCAGCAGCCCACCCGACGACAACACTCAAGGTTCCCATGAATCCAACGTATAATAAGTAACGCATCGTTGTAGTCGATGCTTTGAAGGTGAATCTTGCATTCGCGAAGAAGCTAAAGCTCACAGCTACCATGAATCCTGCGAAGTTTGCCATAGCTTGATTTGTATGCGCTGCATAGATACATACACCAAAAACAACCCAGTGTATAAGTGTGTTCAGCACACCAATTGATGTGTACTTTGCAAATAGCTTTAACATTTATGTAATCAATGAGTTCTAAAGGGCATGAAGTCTATCATCCAAGTCTCAATCGATCGATACTTGCGATAGTTGATGAAAAAAAACTCTGGCACACAAAGCGTTGCACTGGATTGCAAGGCTTTGTGCTCTTCTGTGGATGTGTGGCTACATGTTTGAAGATCGTTGTGCCGTATTTGTGACATATACATGACAACATCATGCATCAACTTTCTGTTTGTGCCATCAACTATAGCTTAGTGAATGCGGTTAATGCTTGCTAAAACAGATAGTTATGATTGGTGCTACAGATTCGTAATGCGAAGGTCGTAGGTTCGACTCCTATTATCGGCACCATTTAAATCAATAAGTTACACATCATTAGTACCTTCCTTATTTTTTGACTGGGACAAATTTGGGACCGATGGGTTCAGGATCGAGTCTATTTGCCGTGCGTGTTCGGTAAGGTGATTAGGTGCAAGGTGAGCATATCGACGAACCATTTCGATAGACTCCCAGCCTCCCATTTCCTGTAACACTGACAACGGGACTCCGGCTTGAACCAGCCAACTTGCCCAGGTGTGTCTCAAGTCGTGAAATCTGAAATCATCAATACCAGCCCGTCTCAGCGCCGCTTTCCAGGCTGTGTTTGCGTCATACCGCATCTTCCTTACTGTTGGCGCTTTCGTTCCGTCTGGTTTGGTACAGCTTTCCTTGTACACAAATACCCAACGGTGATGATTCCCGATTTGTTTTTTCAATACGCGACATGCAGTATCATTCAGCGCAACGCCAATTGCGCGGTTTGATTTACTCTCTTCCGGGTTTATCCATGCCACCCGGCGCTGCATATCTATTTGTTGCCATTCAAGGTTGATGATGTTCGAGCGTCTTAAGCCTGTTGCCAGTGCAAATTCAACAACAGACTTTAATGGCTCCGGACATTCATCAATCAGCCTTTGTGCTTCATGGGGCTCCAGCCAGCGGATCCGTTTATTCTTTGGTTGAGGCACTTTAATAATTGGTGCCTTATCCAGCATTTTCCATTCACGCTCTGCGGCTCTTAGTAGGGCCTTTATAAATGAAAGATGCGTAGCCTTCGTTGCAACGGACGCTGGTTTTGGCGTGTATTCTGGAACAGGTTTCCCTTTTTTTCTGCATGCTTCTGCCCTGAGTTTCCAGTTTTCCTCATGACGCCGGTTCGTCATTTTCTGCATTGCTGAATAAATTTTTGATTCAGTAATGTCTCTTAGTTGCATTCCTGCGAAATGTTGAAGCCAGAATCCGATCCGGCTTTTGTCATCGTCCAGTGATTTTTTATGTGCTTTCTCTTCAAGCCACCTGACACACGCTTCCTCGAACGTTATATCAGGTATTTCACCAAGTTTGCTGACCCGCCATGCTTCAGCCTTTAGCTTGTCATGGAGTTCTGTCGCCTGCCTTTTGTCCTTTGTTCCAAGTGACTGTTTAAATCTTTTACCGTTCGGCAATGTGAAACTGGCGTACCATATTTCACCTCTGCGGAAGAGTGACATTTTCTTTCCTCTGTTATGCCATCACCCGCGCTCACCTGGACAGTATGCAGCGGAGACTGAAGCGCCGCAATGCAGGCTTGCCGTGTTGTGAGGTAAGGAGATTTTGGCTTGGTTGGATCTTTACGTGTTGCCTGTAGGCGGCCTGTTCGTATCCAGTTGGTGGCGGTTGGCCTGGATATCTTAAGAAACTGACAGGCCTCATCGAGTGTGAGGCTGTATGGCTCCATTATTTCACCTCTTGCTGTGTCATTGTTGAAAAATGGATACCCGCTCGTTGCTGCCAGACGATCCAACCGAGAGTCATATCCCATGCCATGTATTCGTTATCGCCGTTTTTTGCTTTCCGACGATCTACTAAGTCACCGAAACGCTTTTCCATGAATAATTCATAGGCTTCGCGTTCATCTGGCTCTACTTCCAGAGATAGGAGTGCGATTTCATAAGCACGGCGCTCAATATCGTCTCGAACCTCTAGGCTGCTGATTCGTTCTTTGATTTCTTTAATCAGTTCTTTATTGGTAAATGTGGTCATTATGCTCCAGCCTCCGGTGCTTTTGGCATTACTGCCCAGTGAGTTATATTGACGTTTTCAAGGTCCCCGACCTGAAATGTCCACTGCCATTCTCCGGTTTCTTTTTGTCCCCAGGTGTACCAGAGAGAACGCCAGCCAATCAGCCAGCCTTCTCCATTAGCATCAAATAACAGAACACTTTCATTTGCTGGTGGCAGTTCAGCTGACACTGGTATTATTTTGTTTTCCAGTGCCGCACATTTAGCTTCAAGCGCGTCGAATTTACGTACCAGGTACTCAGCATTTGTTTCGTTCACTTTCAGATCTCGCGGTACACATTTCCCGCGAATAAACCCTTCCATTTCGAAAACATTCATGCGCATTTGCGTAACTCCGATAAATCGTTAAAACGTTCCATAAACATCCCGTAGGCATGACCCGGTGCCAGTGGAATCACGTTGAACATCTCTGTTGCCGGGATGCCTTCCAGTACAGGCCAGAAAGAGCCATCATCAAGCCCGAGATCGCGGCGTTCGGTTGCCAGCATGATGAGATCGGCATATTTCACGGGTGTACTCATAACTGAGGGGAACCCGTATTTCTCACTGATTACGGCGTCTATTTTTTCTTCCATCCGTTTATAGTCAGGAAGAAGGCGTTTCAGTGGAGCGGGAATATCCTGGCAATACGCTTCTGTTGCATCATGCATTAACGCTTCAAAAGCAAATTCCTGCGGCACCAGCATGCTGCAAAGCACCGCATGTTGGGCGACGCTGTAGAAGTGCGAAAGATGACCGGCAAAGCGACAGATATTTGAAAGGGAAACCGCGATATCGTTAATATCGATGTCGTCTTTATTTATCCTGTCATAATAAAAATGCTTCCCGGAAAAAGTTTTAATAAATGACATTTTGTTCTCCACGTATATGCACTGCACCGCGCTGAATTCTGGTAAAAGGAAGCCCTCACCATCCGGTGATTATTGAGTTAATTACGTTTCCATAAATGCCCCCGAAGGGGCATTTGCAGTAATGAAATCAGGCGGTGAAAGTACCAATAAAGGTTTCTACTTTGCTGTCTTTGAATTTCTCAACAAGCAGATCACGAAATTCGTTAGCCATTTCTTCCTGCACCGCTTCCAGCTGAATAATGCGCAGAACCAGTACAGGACGATCGCCAGTGATAATGCTGAGGCGTAATTTAAACGGACGTTCTTTCAGACCTTCAAACGGAACGCATTTAAATTCAAATGCCACTGGCATAATGTCTTTGGTCTTCGCTTCGACAGACTCCATCAGGGAGCGTTTGCCGCTGAAGTCATTATCTTCAAAATCAGCGGTCTGGTTCGCTTCAATTGTGATTTTACGGATCGCCGCAGCCGCTTTGGTTGCCTGAATGGCGTCACCATTAGCATCAAAGCCCACAAGGTAGTCGGCCCAGTCTTCAACCCATTCTGCCAGTGACTTCTGGGAGTTACGCTCGCCGTTAACAGACAACAGGGCAGAGAACGGTGCTGTCTTTTTCAGTTTGAGAGTGGCGGTGTTATCTGCGTGACCTGGTTCATCAATAGTACCCAGGTTAAGCACACTGACTGCTCGCATATTATCGGCATCGATAAAGCAGCGGGTGCCTTCATCTGCAAGATCTTTAGAATAACGGGTAAAGTCATCGATGCTGGCAGTGGAAAGCGCACCACGGAAACGGAAGCGATTTAAATTAAATTTTTCCAGATCATGAATGCGGAAATTCTCAGGCAATGCCACAGCATCGGCACCAATCTTACTGATAATTTCATTAACACCCTGAGCAGAAATAAGGGCATGGATTTGATTAATTGCGGTTGCGTCTAAGTTCTGAGACATAATAAGTCCTCACTATATAAAGATATTCAGTGATGAGATAAATAATCGGTTAATTAAGAACGATATTAATGACCTGCTGCGCGGAGTTTTCCGTCAGGTTCACCGGCAAGAGTCAGTAATTGTCCCTGGTCTTCCTGCAGAATAGTCAGGCGACCACCGCGATTGACATACATCGGCGTTTCGGTGGTGTCTTCTTCGGAAATTTTCCCGCGGTTAGTCGGGCGAACATATGAGAGTTTGTGTTTGATTTTCACACGGTTCTCATCAAATGGTTCGATTTCCAGGTTGAGTGAGACCTTACCTTTGGTTTTCGTGTTCATCACACCTGAAGCGACTTCACTGAGAACTGCGCCGATTTTGGTTTCAAATACGCCGCCGTCCAGCTCCCCGATAAATGCCTGCACATCAGTACTGCGTTCGCTAGCCATTTTGCTGCTCCTCATCATATCGACCCTGCAAGGTCGGTTGGTTTCTCCACAAAACAGAGAAGAACACCTGCGGTGACTGCCGCCCGGATGGATTGGGTTATGAGCCCGTCGTCCGGTGATGCTCTTCTCTGTTTTGTAAAAAGAGCGGTACCAGCCGGAAGCAAGGGTACAAACTGGTACCGCCAAAGCAGTGGCTGTTGTGGTGGGGTTGTCACTCAGGCGTATGGTCAACCTGACAATCCGGTGTCCTCAACGGGGAAATAGTAACCCCGCCATACTTACCGCCGCGCCATTTCGCGGATTACCACAACGCTGAGAGCACTTAGCCAGTTACGGCACCACACTTTGTCGCGGCTCCATAAATGCCCTCATCGTTGCACCCTGGTCTCTTCCCAGGCGTCAAACCGAATCGCCACGCTGGTTAGGCGTCTTATCAGCATCATCATTGACTTGCACATTCCGGCTACCTGGTTTGTTTGCCCGAGCAAGGAGTGGATTGTCCCCTTTAACGTCCCCAGACCGCTAACGACGCATGTGCCATACGCCGTGTTACAACCAAATTTTGTTAGTACCTTGTTTGTTTGTCTGGAAAGAAAGATAAAATGAAGTTGCGCATTATGCAAGTGTTTTTGTTGCGAGATATGCAATTTAAAGGGTAATGAAAAGCCACCTTTGGGTGGCTAATTGATGAGGAGGTAAGGGTTAATTGTGTCGCTTAAGGGTTTGTGACTGGCTGATTAAGACCTTTCCAAAGACCATAAACCGGTGTTCATTTTCGCTGGTAATTCCCCATTCACGGTAAATCTGGTTATCAGAAATCACCAGTAGTTTGTCAGGTATCATTTGCAGTCGTTTGACATAAATTTTATCATCAAAACCAAATACATAGATACCATCTCCATCAAACTGATTGATACTGACATCAACGAAGATGAGATCTCCTGGCTCAATGGTTGGACACATACTGTCCCCACGAACGTTGATAACTTTAATGTGATTGGCTGGCCGTCCGCCAAACATCGATACAGCATTATCAGTTCTGTATTCAATGGCATGAATCACATCAATGACATCACCGCCCTGGATAAGGCCATTTCCCGCACTGGCACTGACATCCAGCATTTCAATACGGAATACATCCTTCACCTGCGCAACATCCTCACTAATACTGTTTTTACATACAGTATTACTTTTGACGTCTGAGGTAAAGAGATCAGCAATATCAACACCTAAGCTCCTGGCAATATTACTCAGGGCTTGTTCAGTGAATTGTTTCTGCTTACCTGTTTCCAGGCGTGAGATATTCGCCGCATCCACTCCTATTGCTTCAGCGAGATCGGCGATTTTCATGTTCTTCGCCTGGCGAAGTTGTCTGACTCGGTTTCCTATGTTCATGCGTTTATTACATTTCTTTATTGCGCGTTAAGCAAATCAACTTGCGCAAAATATTTGCGTGAAATAATATGCTTATCACGCAATATGTGGAGGTAATATGCAATCACCATTACGGAATGTGCGTAAGGCGCACGGATTTACTTTGCAGCATGTTGCTGCTGGCGTTCAGGTCAATCCAGCGACGCTGAGTCGTATTGAAAGACTGGAACAAATTCCATCTATCGATCTTGCAGAACGTCTGGCCAATTTTTTTAAGGGTGAAATCAGCGAAATGCAGATTCTTTATCCGGCACGTTTTCAATCTAGCCAAAACCAGAATGGGTTTAAACCACAGGAACAGGAGGTAAGCCGTGGGTAATCATCACTGGAAAGTGGAAAAACAGCCTGAGTGGTACGTGAAAGCTGTCAGAAAAACTATCGCGGCGTTGCCGGGGGGTTACGCTGAAGCTGCTGAGTGGCTGGATGTAACAGAGAACGCATTATTTAACCGCCTTCGTGCCGATGGCGATCAGATTTTCCCGCTGGGATGGGCAATGATTTTACAACGTGCTGGTGGCACTCACTTCATTGCCGACGCTGTGGCGCAGTCTGCAAATGGCGTCTTTGTGTCTCTTCCTGACGTCGAGGATGTGGACAATGCCGATATTAACCAGCGTTTACTGGAAGTCATTGAACAGATCGGCAGTTATTCAAAACAGATTCGTTCGGCAATCGAAGACGGTGTAGTGGAACCGCATGAGAAGACAGCAATTAACGACGAGCTGTACCTCTCAATTTCGAAGCTGCAGGAGCATGCAGCACTTGTCTACAAAATTTTTTGCGTTTCAGAAAGTAATGACGCCCGCGAGTGTGCAGCTCCGGGCGTCGTGGCGTCGATTGCTTCTGGTTGTGGAGAAACTAACGCATGAACAGTTTAACAACACACTACCGTCGCTCGCAACTGATTGCGCTTCCTGTACCGGGTGGAAAAGCGAAGGTGGAGTATTGCTATGCAGTAAATGTACCAGGTGACAGGGAAATTGTAACCCACAGCTTTGCTGAGTGGGCTGTGGGGGATTTCAACCGGCAGAAGGAGACAGTCCTTTGCGACAAGTTAACCGCTGGTTCAAAGATCACTACGGAGTGCCCGTCAGAGTCATTCGTTGGGAGCCGGAAACACAACGGGTTATCTACCTCCGTGAAGGCTATGAGCATGAGTGCTTCAGCCCGTTCGAACAGTTTCGTCGTAAATTCAGGGAAATAGAGGTCGGTCATGAGCACTAAATTAACCGGCTATGTATGGGATGGTTGCGCTGCGTCAGGCATGAAATTATCCAGCGTGGCAATTATGGCCCGCCTGGCTGATTTCAGTAATGACGAAGGTGTGTGCTGGCCATCAATTGAAACTATTGCCCGTCAGATTGGCGCGGGGATGAGTACCGTCAGAACGGCTATCGCACGGCTGGAAGCAGAAGGCTGGTTAACGCGTAAGGCGCGTCGCCAGGGTAACCGCAATGCGTCGAATGTTTATCAGCTTAACGTTGCGAAGCTTCAGGCAGCGGCATTTTCTCAACTGTCAGATTCTGACCCGTCAAAATCTGACGCATCAAAATCTGACACGTCAAAATTTGATGCGTCGAAATCTGGCAAAAAAGCGGGTTTTCACCCGTCAGAATCTGGCGGGGATCCGTCAGTAAAATCAAAACATGATCCGTCAGATAAAAAACCTTCTCGTCCGGACGCTTCGCAACCGGACACGCAGACGGCTGAACAGGATTTTTTAACTCGCCATCCTGATGCGGTTGTATTCAGCCCTAAAAAGCGCCAGTGGGGAACGCAGGATGATTTGACCTGCGCACAGTGGCTCTGGAAAAAAATCATTGCCCTGTACGAGCAGGCCGCCGAATGTGACGGCGAGGTGGTTCGTCCCAAAGAACCGAACTGGACAGCATGGGCAAACGAAATTCGCCTGATGTGTGTGCAGGATGGTCGTACTCACAAACAAATCTGCGAGATGTACAGCCGCGTCAGCCGCGATCCGTTCTGGTGCCGTAACGTGCTCAGCCCGTCGAAGTTGCGGGAAAAATGGGATGAGCTTTCCCTGCGCTTATCGCCGTCCGTCAGCACGCACACAGAAAAACGTGAAGACCCGTACTTCAAAGCCAGTTACGACAACGTGGACTACAGCCAGATCCCGGCAGGATTCAGGGGGTGATCATGAGTCTTTTGAATGACGTTCAGAAATTCATTGAAGCCCATCCGGGCTGTACTTCCGGAGACATTGCGGATGCTTTTGCAGGTTACTCACGGCAGCGCGTTCTGCAGTCAGCAAGCAAGTTACGTCAGAGTGGGCGTGTGGCTCACCGTTGTGAAGGAGATACACACAGACATTTCCCGCGCCTGACTGAGAGAGCGCAGGATCCGGAACCACAACCAGTTCGTGAAACCAGACCTGTGCGCAATTTCTATGTCGGCACTAACGACCCGCGGGTGATTTTGTGCCTGACCCGCCAGGCGGAAGAACTGGAGTCCAGGGGCTTATACCGTCGTGCTGCAACGGTGTGGATGGCGGCATTCCGTGAAAGCCACTCCCAGCCAGAACGAAACAATTTTCTGGCGCGTCGTGAACGGTGTTTACGGAAAAGCAGTAAGCGGGCTGCATCAGGTGAAGAGTGGTATCTCTCAGGGAATTACGTGGGGGCTTAATGAGTAATAAATATTGCCAGGCGCTGGCGGAACTGCGGAACAAACCAGCCCATGAACTGAAGGAAGTGGGCGATCAGTGGCGCACGCCGGACAACATTTTCTGGGGAATTAACACTCTGTTTGGCCCGTTTGTTCTGGATCTGTTTACTGACGGTGATAACGCCAAATGTGCTGCGTATTACACGGCGGAAGACAACGCGCTGGCGCATGACTGGTCAGAACGCCTTGCGGAGCTTAAAGGTGCTGCCTTTGGTAATCCCCCATACAGCCGCGCCAGTCAGCATGAGGGGCAATACATCACCGGCATGCGTTACATCATGAAGCATGCCAGTGCCATGCGTGATAAAGGCGGGCGCTATGTTTTCCTGATCAAAGCTGCCACCAGCGAAGTGTGGTGGCCGGAAGATGCAGATCATATTGCTTTTATTCGCGGGCGTATTGGTTTTGAACTGCCTGCCTGGTTTATCCCGAAGGATGAGAAGCAGGTGCCGACAGGCGCTTTCTTCGCTGGTGCTATTGCTGTTTTCGACAAGACCTGGAAGGGACCGGCAATCAGCTACATCGGGCGCTATGAACTTGAGGCATGTGGTGAGGCCTTTCTGGCGCAGGTTCGCCAGCAGGCAGAAAAACTGGTCAGGGAGATGGCGGCATGACGACGTTAACTCAATGCCAGCAGCAGGTGCTGGATATGCTGATTTCTTATCAGAAAGAACGTGGCTTCCCGCCAACCAATCAGGAGGTGGCAACCATGCTGGGATACCGTTCAGTGAATGCAGCGGTGGAGCATCTTCGCGCACTGGAGAAAAAAGGCGTCATCACGATAAAGCGTGGCGTGGCCCGGGGCATCACGCTTCATACCGCGGTGAAGGACGACGACAGCGAGGCGGTCGGGATTATCCGCTCACTGCTTGTCGGTGAGGAAAACGCAAGGCTGCGTGCAACCCACTGGTTACATGAGAGGGGCCTGAAAGTATGAAGCTGATCCTGCCTTTTCCGCCCAGCGTGAACACGTACTGGCGACACCCCAACAAAGGGGCGTTTGCTGGTAAGAGCCTGATAAGCGCGGCGGGGCGAAAATTCCAGAGCGCGGCGTGCGCAGCAATAGTTGAGCAGTTACGTCGTCTGCCGAAACCAACGTCGGCACCTGCTTCAGTGGAGATCGTGTTGTTTCCTCCGGATAACAGGATCCGCGATCTGGACAACTATAACAAGGCGCTGTTTGACGCCCTGACCCACGCGGGGGTGTGGGAAGACGACAGTCAGGTGAAAAGAATGCTGGTGGAGTGGGGACCGGTTATCCCGGAAGGGAAGGTCGAGATCACTATCAGTAAGTACGAGAAAACGGCGGGTGCAGCTGCCTGATTAAGAGGAGAAACGAAGTATGAATAATCTGATGGTCATTGATGGTATTGAAGTTCGTCGTGATGCTTATGAGCGTTACAGCCTGAACGATCTGCATCGCGCAGCAGTAGCATCTGGTGCAAATGCCAGAACCAAGGAGCCAGGAAAGTTTCTTTCCAGCCAACAAACTGTTGATCTTGTTCATGAATTAATCAACACCCAGAATTTGGGTGTTGACCCAGTGAGTGTGATTCATGGGGGAAATGAACGGGGAACGTATGTCTGTAAGGAACTGGTGTATGCCTATGCAATGTGGATCAGCCCGTCATTCCATCTGAAGGTGATCCGTACTTTCGATATGGTAACCAGCGCGCCGGAAAAGTTATCCGGACAGGCTGCTGACAAGATGCAGGCTGGCGTGATCCTGCTGGACTTTATGCGTCGGGAATTAAACCTGTCTAACTCATCTGTGCTTGGGGCTTGTCAGAAACTCCAGGAGGCTGTTGGCTTACCGAATCTGGCTCCGCGCTATGCAATTGATGCTCCTGCCGATGCACCCGATGGCTCAAGTCGCCCTACGCTGTCACTGAGTGCACTGCTGAAGCAGTATGGTATCCGCCTGACGGCTAATCAGGCATATCACCAGATGGTGAAGCTGGGGATCGTCGAGCAGCGCGAACGATACAGCCGTACCGCGATTAACAACATCAAAAAATTCTGGTCGCTGACAGCGAAAGGCTGCATGTTCGGCAAGAACATCACCAGTCCCGCAAATCCGCGCGAGACGCAGCCGCATTTCTTCGAATCCCGATTCCCTGAGCTGTTAAAGCTGCTCGATACCGTTCATTGAGGTGACCGTGAGAGCACTACTGACCCCTGAAATTGCCCCGCGTATGGGGATCGTATTGTTCAGGCCAGGTTCAGAGCTGATGCCCCTGTTTATGCAGGGGCGTGTCCTGCTGGAGCCTGAGCCGGAACGTTATTCATCTTTCGCCAGTGGTGCTGTTCCGGCGGCATCACAACCGCTGGCGGATGATCCTGCCGTTCGGGCCGTGTTCCGCAATGAGGCAGTGATCCGTCGTGCTGGTGGCGTGGAATGTCTTGAAAGCTGGTTACTTCGTGAAAAAGGCTGCCAGTGGCCTCATTCCGACTGGCACAGCGAGAACATGACCACAATGCGACACGCGCCGGGCGCAATCCGTCTGTGCTGGCACTGCGATAACCAGCTGCGCGATCAGTTCACGGAACGGCTGGAATCAATGGCAACGGATAACTGTGCCCGCTGGGTGTTGTCTGTCGTGCGTCGGGATCTCGGTTTTGATGATAGTCACGTTGTGACAATGCCGGAACTGTGCTGGTGGCTGGTTCGTAATGACCTGGCGGATGCCTTACCGGAAAGTGCAGCCCGTAAGGCACTGAGATTACCGAAGCCTGTTGTGTCGTCTGTCACCCGGGAAAGAGACCTTGTTCCTTCGGTTCCTGCCACCAGCATCATCCAGGATAAAGCGAAAAAGGTGCTGGCGCTGAAAGTGGATCCGGAGTCGCCGGAGTCTTTTATGTTACGCCCAAAACGTCACCGCTGGGTTAATGAAAAGTACACGCGCTGGGTTAAGACACAGCCGTGTGCATGTTGTGGAAAGCCTGCTGATGATCCCCACCACCTGATAGGCCACGGTCAGGGTGGAATGGGTACAAAAGCGCATGACCTTTTTGTGTTGCCTTTGTGCAGAAAGCATCACGACGAGCTGCATGCGGATACCGTGGCATTTGAAGAAAAGTATGGCTCCCAACTGGAGCTGATATTTCGTTTTATCGATCGTGCGCTGGCAATTGGCGTGCTGGCCTGATTTTGTGGAGAAAGTTGATGCGTGATATTCAGATGGTTCTCGAACACTGGGGAGCATGGGTAGCTAATAACCATGAGGATGTAACATGGTCGTCTATTGCCAACGGATTTAAGGGGCTTATTCCAGCAAAGATAAAATCCCGCCCGCAATGTTGTGACGATGACGCGATGATTATATGCGGGTGTATGGCGCGCCTGAACCGGAACAATAGTGAACTGCATGAATTGCTGCTTGATTACTACGTATTTGGAATGACTTTTATGAGTTTGGCAAGAAAACATGGTTGTTCGGATGGTTATATCGGTAAAAAACTTCAAAAGGCTGAGGGTATTGTTGACGGGATGTTAATGGCACTTAATGTTTCACTGGAAATGGATGCATGCTAGATATTGCATGCAATATCTAGGAAGGATTCTGACTATTATTATATTTTTTACGAGTAGTAAGCATTGCATTGTAAATGACAGTTGTATTATAAATGGTTATTGTTATCTTGGGATGATTTGTTTTTGACGGAGGTTTTATGTGGGGCGTTCTGGCTTTATCCTTGCTAAGTTTGAATGCATATAAACTGTTTTCTTTGTTATTGTTAATAGCATCTGTTGTTTTGGGTGTCGCTAATGGAGTTATAGATTGGCCGGCATTTGGTCTCTTTACAATCGTTGGGCTATTGTATTGGTTAAAAGTTAAGTGGGCACAGAAATCATGGTGTAGAATTGTTACGGAGAGTTGTTTAGTTGTATTATCTGTTGTGCTGCTATATCACTTTTGGCCTGGTTTTCATAACCCTGTGGTTTTGAATTCTGTAATAACCGGGCCGTTTAGTACGCCATACACCATGTATTTTAATTTTGATAAGGCCATGGTGCCATTTTTATTGGTGTTATCTTTTCCCAGGTTGTTTAAGAGCGATTTCAGGTACGAAGTATCTTATGGAATGTGGGCCTTGCTCTTTTTATCTGTTCCATTTATTTTGGTTTTAGCTGTTTTACTGGGTGGAATAAAACCAGAGGTTCATTTCCCGGAGTGGTTGCCAAAGTTTATATTGAGCAACTTGTTTTTTGTCTCTCTTGCTGAAGAAGCATTTTTCAGAGGATATCTTCAGCAGCGTCTTTCTATGATTGTACATCCATTTGTAGCATTGTTTATCGCTTCAGTTTTGTTTGGTCTTTATCATTATTCTGGTGGTTTGTTACTTGTACTGTTTGCAATGTTATCTGGAGTGATTTATGGCATGGCATGGATGTTTAGTGGACGCTTATGGGTTGCTACATTTTTTCATTTTGGGTTGAATTTGTGCCACCTGTTATTTTTTACCTATCCATTCTTAAAAAATCATTGAACATGTTGTTGTTGACATCCTCCACGCCCTGAAGAACGGGGTTTACGGCTCACTGGATAATATTCACTCCATTAATGGTTAAAAATGAGTAGTAAAGCATTTACGTACGTAAATTATAGAATATGATGTTAAAAGTGGTTACTGTACCAAACTGCTAAATCCACCTGCGGGCGGTTTTTGTGTCTATGGATTGTCATTGCCCGGACTGTTGTTACTCTACATGGCCAGACGGGCATTACTGCGTATCAGGTAAGAGTGTGAATAACTGTATTTAATAACAAAATCTTAAAAGTTTAGTGAGGTACTGTGTAGTTGTCTAAATGTTGTGTATTTTAGGTATTGCAGGATATCCCTGTAACGAAGTTTGCGTAACAGCATTTTGCCCTACGAGTTTGCCAGCCTTCCCCTGTGGCTGGCTTTTTTTATGTCTGTAACATTCAGTAGTTCAGTAAACGCGCTGGTGGTGGTGAATACCGGTCTTTCAGCTTGTTGGCTTTTTCGACAAGAGTTATTGGTGTGTCACGTTAACCGGAATAGGGAAAAAGACATGCTGAAACAGCCGTATATGACTGAAACCGCCAGAGTGTTATTTAATGAATTAAGTGTTAACGACCCGGCGACAGTCGGGGAGATGGCGCAGAGTACTTACCTTTCACGCGAACGCTGCCAGTTAATACTGACCCAGCTCGTTATGTCGGGTAGTTAAAGCCAGCCGGAAGTCTTTACCTGTTCTGTGGATATCGCCTGGCATCTGATATTGAAATCGTGATGCGTAAACGTTTTAATGTGCTGAACCATATCATATGGGCGAAGCCGTTCAGACGTTGGAGCGCATGCTGTTGTTGCTCACTGGTATTACGAACGGTTTGCTCACGGGGATGTACACATATTAATTGTTGATGTTAATATTTCGTCATGTTATTAATACAAAATTGTAACGCATCATTCAAAGTATTATAATTATCATTTGTTGCATTTATTATGCCAACATTCCTTGTTGGTCTTCCTTCTGTTGAATACTCTATCCAGAATGAGCCGGTGTATTTTGACATTCTATATGTTGCGAATTCTTTTGCATTAATTGGTGGTTTGGTGCCGTTGAGATCCATTATATAACCACTTTCTTGAATTGTCTTGGAAAGGCAATTGATTATTTCATTTGTCGATATTTCACTGTCGATTTGAGGATGATCCACAATTAGCCCCATGCAGAGGATGCTTGAAATTATTATAAAAATATTTTTTATCATGATGTCTGTTTTTGTGATCTTTTAGATAGAATGTCTGCTGTGGAGATATGTATACCTCTTGTGCTCATTTATTTCAATAGATAGTTGAGCACTCATTGTGCTAATGGAAGAAGTTTTTTAATAGGGAGTATCATCAAAATCACACAATAGTAATTAATGTTGCTATTAGATAAAGAAGTATCGCTAACTTTGATTTTGTTGAATTTGTTTTTAATAAAAGTTAGTATGGATTATATAGCAGGCATATGCATGCTGTTTTTAAAGAAACTTATTGCCCCTTTAGCCCTAATGGTCAGAGCGAGCGGTTAATAACCGCCAGGTCGCCGGTTCAAACATGGCAGGGGCACGAAGCGCTGTTAGCTCAGTTGGACAGAGCAATTGCCTTCTAAGCAATCGGTCACTGGTTCGAATCCAGTATGGCGCACCATGCGGTCATCGTATAATGGCTATTACCTCAGCCTTCCAAGCTGATGATGCGGGTTCGATTCCCGCTGGCCGCTCCATAGAGGATTATGGGGACAGTATAATGAGCATTTTCCTGCGTTACCTTTCATCGGTAAAAATAAGTATACAACAACTATTTATGCTGGCATTAGCTATGATAGTTATTGGTTTTCTCGGGATGTGTTTATTTGTTTACTATATTCTTATCGATAACTGATATTTTTGATATTAAACTAGAGTGGTACAAGCAGAAATTTAAACTCGCCATGAAACTGGGGTGTTAATAAAGCGATTATCATTAAGCTCGGGTTGTGAAAAATGTTAAAAGCATCACATTTCATTATGTTGGGTACTGGATAATAACCCGTCGTTTTGTTAAAAATAATCTCGCATGGTGAATCCCCCTGTGCGGAGGGGCAATCAGCAAGTAGGTATATGTGATAATCGCGGATTCAGGTGCTGATACTGAATTCACCGGGAGGCACCCGGCACCATGTAGTTATGCAATGCAAATGTTCACACAAGCAAATCCCCTCTCCGGAGGGGATTTTTTTATGCAAAAAAAAGCCCGAGTGGGTTCGGGCAA